TTCAAATCACTGACAGAGAAAGGTTTGAAATACGGTGAAAATGCAGTCAGTCCTCATAATCAGAAAGAAGTGCAGCCATTGTATTACAGTGACACGTTCAACGAACTATTTGAGATGGTGATGACCGCCTAGCCGGCTCTGACCCGGTGTAAATTCAGAGGACAGAATACAAGAAAGAGAGGTAAAACATTGATGAAATTAAAAAAGAGATTAGAGAACCTAGAAAGAAAAAGCTTTTATTACGATTATATTACTAGAAAATACGTATCTGATAAAAACTTATTCGATGAGTTCGACAAAATTGATTCTGAATTTAGAATTTCAGAATTGGAAAAGCGAGCAGATAAAAAAAGTACCTGCCCGCTACGGATTATCTTAATCCTTGCAATCTCCGCTTTAATGTTGCTTGTTGTTCAGCTTTTTTTGAAATTTCGTCAGTCAAGTCATTAGATTTGAGAATTCGAATTAAAGAGTCTGTTAAAACTTCTTCTAATTCGGATTTTGTAATCGTTTCATTTTTACAACATGTGTTCACACAGTCGGAAACGATATTTTTAATAGTTGTATCAAGCATAACATTTCTCCTTTCGTAATACTCGGACATGCCAGTGTCCTGTATTTACAGTATAGGAGATATGGAAACAAATGACAATAAAGATTCAAAACAGGAGGTAAAAGAGATTGAATGAATTATTCACAATCAACGCAGATGGTAATGAACCGACCGTATCAGCAAGAGACTTACACAAGGCTCTTGGAATAAGAAAAAGATTTTCTGAGTGGTTCGAAAAGAATTCACAAGGATTTATTGAAAACGAAGATTTCTCCAACCCGTACCTAAAAGTACGAGTTCAGATTGAGGGTGGTAGAGAAGTTCAAAGGGAGGTCGAAGATTTTGATTTATCAGTAGACATGGCAAAGCACATCTGCCTTATGTGTAGAACTGATAAAGGAAAAGAATGCCGACAAAGATTAATTGACCTCGAGAAAGCATGGAACACACCGGAACAGGTAATGGCAAGAGCCTTAAAGATGGCAGGAAAGACCATCGACAGCCTGAAAGACAGGTGCAAATTCCTTGGCGGACAAGTGGTAGAGCAACAGAAGCTAATTGAGGAGATGACACCGAAAGCGAACTATGTTGACCATATTCTGGAATCAAAATCGTTGGTAGCGACTACGCAGATCGCCAAGGACTACGGAATGTCTGCGGTGAGATTTAACCGGATTTTGAATGATATGAAAATCCAGTACAAGGTTAATAAACAGTGGGTGCTCTACTCGAAATATCAGAATTGCGGCTATGTACATAGTAAAACAATCGATATTACAAGGAGCAACGGTGATCCGGATGTAACAATGCAGACACAGTGGACGCAAAAAGGACGCTTGTTTTTATATGAGGAACTTAAGAAAACCGGTATTTATCCAGTAATTGAGCAGAACGCAGCATAAGGAGGTACACATGAGCGAAAAAGAAAAGGAAATCATCAGAAAAGTAGCGCAAGCACTGCCGGATATGTCCGACATGAATAAAGGATACTTTCTCGGCTTTGCGGAGGCTATGGCATCGCAGAAAAGCCAGAAAAAGGAAGAAGAAAATGAGGACAAGGAGAATGAATAGGACAACATACCTCGGACAATCCATCTGGCATACATAGTAGAGGGGTGGTGAAATGAAAGGAATCGAAGTAGTAAGCATGATCAAAATCAATGGTTCTTGGGTAAACCAGGAGGACTTAAGCAAAGAAGAGTTTTCTCAGATTTTGGAGAAAAAATTAGACGAGACAATGAAAAATATAGGATTCGAAAGAAGAAAAACCGCCTAGGCGGTAGAAAGGGAGGACAAGCATGGAAATTAAAGGAACCTACCACTGCCAGACTACCAACCACCCCAACACATTAAATAGCTGGGACATCCGGTCAGTCTCTGTAGAGATGCCGGAAGTGCAGGACAAGCCTTACTGGATCAGAGTCGGTGCGATGGTGATCGGGTTTATCTTGGTAATGCTGGCGTGGTATCTGGTGTTTGGGTATTAAAAAAGAGTGCTGTCACAGGGCGGCAACCCTCGAGCACTCAAGAAAAGTAAATCAGTTAAAGTATAGAGAAAATTTGAGGAAAAGTCAAATGATTACAAAAACAATACTTAGCAACCATGAAGAATGGCTTAAAAATAGAAAAAATGGAATCGGCGGTTCTGAAATCGCCGCTGTAATCGGGAAGAATCCGTACATGACAAATGTGGAGTTGTGGGAGTTGAAAACTGGAAGAAAGGAAGCAAAAGACATTTCAAATCTTCCTTATATTAAATATGGTACACAGGCAGAGCCATTATTAAGAGAACTCTTCCGGCTGGACTTTCCAGAATACCAAGTGAGATATGAGGAAAACAACAGTTTTCGAAATGATAAATATCCCTGGGCGCAGGCTTCAGTAGATGGTTGGCTTTTTGATGGAGATGGGAGACTCGGAATCTGGGAATGTAAGACAACGAACATTTTAAACGGAAATATGAGAAAGAGATGGGACCACCAGATCCCGGATCATTATTATTGCCAGTGCTTGCTGTATATGGCAGTTCTTGAGGCTGATTTTTGCGAGTTAAAAGCGCAGCTAAAAAGTGAATATGCTGGTGAGGTATTCGTTCAAACAAAACATTACCATTTTGAACGGAAAGATGTGAAAGAAGATATGGAATACCTGATGAAAGAAGGAAAACGATTCTGGGGATACGTGGAGCGAGATGAATGCCCGCCGCTTATCCTTCCGGATGTAATAAGAAGATAAAGGAGAGAAAAACATGGAATTAAGAGTCAATGAAGTGAAAATGCCGGAGAAAATTACATTTAATTATGAAGAATTAAGGTCAGAAATACAGAAAATAGTAGAAGACCACAGTAATTTAGTGTACACCGGAGAGCAAATTAAGGATGCTAAATCAGATAAAGCAAGCTTAAATAAGCTGAAAAAAGCCTTAAATGACGAAAGAATAAGACTGGAAAAGGCTTATTTAGAGCCATTTAACGAATTTAAGACTCAAATTAACGCCTTAATTAAGCTTATTAACGATCCTATTAACCTTATTGATAAGCAAATTAAGGAATTTGAAGAGTACGAGAAGCAGGAAAAACGGAAGCAAATCGAGGAACTCTGGAACAGTAAATCAACACCGTTCGAAATTTCTTTGGAATGTATTTTTGACAGTAGATGGTTAAATAAGACAACATCCATGAGGTCCATCGAAGATGTTATGAATGCATTTATCACAAGCGTGGAGAAAGATGTGGATACACTTTCAAAATTACCGGAATTTGGCTTTGAAGCATTAGAAGTCTATAAATCCACTCTGGATATCAACAGGGCGTTAAATGAAGGGCAGCGCCTAGCAGAAATACAGAGGAAAAAAGCAGAATACGAAGCAGAACAGGAAAAATTGAAAGCAGAGAAGGAAGCAAAAAATGAGGCAGAGTTCCAGAAGAAAGAAGAGGATCTTCCTGGACAGATTGGATTTACAGACGCAAAATCTTTTGAAGAATGCATGAATCCACCGGAAACAGAGATGGCAAAGTGCGTGACAGGGATTGAAAAGGAAGTATTTGAGGAGTGCGTAGCTAGGGAGCGCCAGTGGGTATCATTTCAGGCAAATTTAACAACAGAGGACGCTTTGGCATTAAAAGCATTTTTCAATAGCAGAAACATTGAATTCAAAGCAATTTAAGAAAGAGAGGAAAAGAAAATGGCAGTAGGAAATAGTTTAACAGCAAGAAAAAACACAGGAATCTCAGCATATTTGACACGGGAAGCAGTTAAAAACCAGATTAACAATGTGATTGGCGGGAAGAACGGTCAGAGATTTATTTCTGCAATTGTATCGGCTGTAAATAACAATGCAGCATTACAGGAATGCACAAATCAATCGATCCTTTCCGGTGCGCTGCTGGGTGAGTCGCTGAACCTTTCACCGTCTCCGCAGTTGGGACAGTATTACCTTGTGCCGTTTAATGACAGAAACAAAGGTAAGGTGGCGCAGTTTCAGCTTGGATATAAAGGGTATATCCAGCTCGCAATTCGTTCCGGACAGTACAAAAAGCTGAACGTACTGGCGATTAAAGAGGGCGAGCTTGTCAGGTTTGATCCTCTGAACGAAGAGATTGAGGTACATCTGATCGAGGATGAAGAAGCGAGGGAACAGGCTGAAACAATCGGATATTATGCAATGTTTGAGTATACAAATGGGTTTAAAAAGGCGATCTATTGGAGCAAAAAGAAAATGGAAGCCCATGCATTAAAGTATTCCAAAGGATATCAGGCGAAAAAGGGATACACGTTCTGGGAAAAGGACTTTGACGGAATGGCATATAAAACTATGCTGCGTCAGCTGATCTCTAAATGGGGAATCATGTCTATCGATATGATGTCGGCAATGGATGCAGATATGGCAGTGATAAACGATGACGGAACAAAAACATACGTCGATAACGATAGCGATGTGGAGATTATTGACATGGAACAGTCGCAGGAAGAAAAAACTGAATCTTCCGAAAGAGGACAGAGTGCAGCAGCGGCATTGTTTGGAAATTAAGAGGTGAATTGATATGAATAAAATTATTTTATGCGGACGACTGACGGCAGATATAGAAATGAGATACACAAATGACGGGAAAGCAGTAGCAAGTTTTAATTTTGCCGTAAACCGCAGATTTAAGAGGGACGGAGATCCAAGCACCGACTTTTTCCGGTGCGTAGCATTCGGAAAGATTGCGGAAACATTCGAAAAGTGCAATGTTGGAAAGGGAACGAAACTCTTAATTGATGGAGAAATGAGGAACAACAACTATGAAAAAGACGGTGTGAAGTATTATGGAATGCAGATGATTGTCAGTGGATTTGAGTTTTGCGAAAGCAATGGAAGCAGCGGACAGTCTGCTCCGCAATATGGACAGCCGGACCACGATGGATTCCAAAACGTCCCTGATGGAGTTGATGAAGAACTTCCGTTCATGTAGGGCGATCACATGAAGAAAACAAGAGAATGCATACATTGCGAGAGATTTTGGGAGTGCAAAGGCAAGGAAAAGGATGAGCCTTGCCTGCACTACAAAGAAAGGAAAGAAAATGGCAGTAAACAGTAAAAAGAAAGGTGCAAGATTTGAACGGGAATTAGCTGGTATCTTCCGTGATTATGGATATCAAGAAGCGCGCAGAACAGCGCAGTACTGTGGAAATACGGGTGATGCTTCTGACGTAGTCGGTCTACCTTTGATTCACGTGGAAGCAAAACACCAAGAGCAGATGCGGCTTTATGACTGGATGGATCAAGCAAAGAGAGATGCCGCAGCGAATAGAACAGGAAAGCTTCCTGCTGTATTCCATAAGAAAAACAATCATAAAATCCTTGTTACGATGGAGCTGGATGATTGGATGCAAATATACCGCGAATACCAATCTGGAATGCAGATAGATACAGAAAGGCTGTGATTTAATGTCAAAACGATACTACTGGCTTAAGCTACAGAAAGATTTTTTTACACAGCCCAAAATTAAAAAGTTACGGAAAATTGCTGGCGGCGATACTTATACCATTATCTATTTAAAAATGCAGCTGCTGAGTTTAAGCAATGGCGGAAAGCTGTTTTTTGATGGGATTGAAGAGAGTTTTTCAGAAGAAATTGCTCTGACAATAGATGAAGATCCAGACAATGTGAAAGTAACTGTGCAATACCTACTATCTCAAGGACTTATTGAGCCCTGTTCCGAAACAGAATTTTTAATGACGGAAACCCAGTCTTTAATCTGCTCGGAATCGGAATCAGCGGAGCGTGTCAGGGCATCAAGAAAAAATAAGGCGTTACAATGTAACACGAATGTAACAGAGTGTAACAACAATGTGCAGAAGTGTAACACAGATATAGATATAGAGTTAGATAATAGAGATAGAGTAAGAGATAAGACTGATAGCAAAATAAGCTATCAGCTGATCGCCGACACATTTAATGATATCTGTAAGAGTTTTGATAGAGTTGAGCGGATTTCCGATAGCAGGAAGGAAGATATTGATGCAGCCTGTAAGAAATTTGGTTTTGAACAGATCAGAACCGCATTTGCAAAAGCAGAGAACAGTAAATTCCTGAAAGGCGAAGAATGCAAAGGGGCTTATAAATTCAAGGCGAATTTTAACTGGATTATCAAAGAAGAGAATTTAAAAAAGATTCTAGGAGGAAATTTTGATAATGAGCCGGGAAGAACAGAGAAGCAATCAAAACCGCCAGTAAGCAGAAATCTAAACAACTTTGAGCGCAGAGGATACGACATGGACTCTCTGGAAGAGCAACTACTGAACTCGAATTAAGGAGGAACTATGGAACCGAAGAAAGTAACAATAAATTACGCTCTGCTCTGCAAGGAACTAGAAAAGCAGGGCAAGACGAAAGAGAAATTCTCGGCAGAACTCGGGAGAAGCAAGTCTTTTGTCTGCAATATGGCAGCGTTTATGTACGGCAGCACCAAGCGCAAGAGAAAGAAGAGGGTGAGAGGAAAATGAGTAGAGCAGCACATTTTTTGGATAAGTACCGATTCCAGATTGAAGAGATGGTGAAACTTAGATGCACAGACGATCATATCCTCAAGGTCTTACACGACACCCAAAAGGATGTGCAGTTCTCAAAGGAAACTCTCGTCCGCTACATGGATGAGACTGGGATCCGGAAACGCAGAGTAGTAAAAGGATGGACGCAGGAACAGGTCTTTGAATGGGAGGAATACTGCAAAAATCTAAGAGGAAACGAGAGAATCAAAGGAATGTTGATCGTTCCGGGAGATAAGAAGAAAGAAAAATAGAAAGGAGCCAGCCTCCGGCCGGGGCAAGGGTATACCGGGCTTCTGAGAAAATGGATAAAGAGAAAAAAGCAATCGAAAGAATTAAAATGGCAAGTGAAATGAGTCTGCATCACTATGGTAGACCGCTTATTTGCACATACAGCGGAGGAAAAGATAGTGATGTGATGTTAGAGATTTTTAAGCGATCCGGAATCCCGTTTGAAGTGCATAACAGCCATACAACGGCAGATGCGCCACAGACAGTTCGGCATATCCGGAAGGTATTCCGAGAACTGGAACTGCATGGAATTAGGTGCGAAATAGAAAAACCACGCTATAAAGGAAAATTGATTAGCATGTGGAGCTTAATTCCAGAAAAGCTTATTCCGCCGACAAGAATTGTAAGATACTGTTGCTCTACGCTGAAAGAAACTGGATGTGCAAACCGGTATATCGCAACCGGAGTAAGATGGGACGAAAGTACTTCCAGATTGAAAAGGGAAGAGTTTGAAAAGCTCGGACAAACCCAAAAAGAGAAAGAAAAATTTACGAAGATAATGCTGATGGAGGATAACGATGCACGAAGACGGATGAGTGAGCTATGTATGCAGCAGAAAAAAATGATTGTAAATCCTATCATAGATTGGACGCATAGTGATATCTGGGGATATATAAATTCCGAGAAAATAGAGACGTGCGAGCTGTACCAGTGCGGATATGATCGTGTGGGGTGCATTGGTTGCGTGATGGCAGGAAAGAAACGATACAAAGAATTTGCAGACTTCCCGGGATACAAGAAATTATACATACATGCGTTTGAAAGAATGTTGCAAGAAAGAACAAGGAGAGGAAAAGAGAATACGTGGAAAACAGGAGAAGAAGTTTTTAACTGGTGGATGGAAGACGAAAATATACCAGGGCAAATGAGCATAGAAGACTTTATTACGGAGGAATAGGTGATGGGAAAAGTTGATGATTATACAGCCGGTAGATCACAGGGATTGATTCTAGCAAGGGAGATTGTAAAAAAAGACGGTATCGAGGGACTGGAGAAAGAAATCCAGTTCCGGAATATCACAGGAATAAATACAGCATTAACCAGAAAAGAACTAAACATTGCCTGCGAGAAGATTAAAAACATGACGCTGGACACAATGATGGTGATCGCAGTTGCGACACTGCACGACGAATTCGGTTTTGCCGGGAAACGGTGCAAGAGATTTATTGACCGGATGAACCTTAAGGCAGAGTGTCTGGTGGATGATATGGCAACGTGGGACGAATACACAAAGATGATTAAGGATGAGATCGGAATCGAGATGACGATACGGAGGAATGACTAATGCCAAAATGAAAGAAACACCAGAACAAATTATCAACAAATGCGTGAATAGCATAGTCAAAGAGATAGCGAGATGGAAATACATACAAGAGCATGGATGCAACGATCCGTTCTGGCCAGATGGATGCAACATGAATCTTACAAGAAACCATATTATAAGCTACAAGCATGATATACGGGAGATGTGCGAAGAGAATAATATGCCACTGCCGGAGGGATATTACCTGCCAACGCCGCCGGAAGTTGATAACAACTACATGGCTAGCCTAAAGCAGAAAGAGAGAGTCGAAAGAATGTGCCGGTATGGAGCGAAGTTTACGAAGAAAAAGACAGAATATGACTTAGAACAAATGAGTTTGTTTTAACGGAGGAATGACTAATGCCAAAAACAGAAGAAACATGGATGGACGGGATCACCTCAGAAATGATGGAGCATATATGCGACAACCTGTGCAAGCATCCAGATCAGTTAAGCGGTGAAGCACTGGAAGATAAATGCGCAGAGTGTAAGATGGGACGGTTTGTGCGCGATATTTTGAACCAATATAACAAGGTGAATGATTTTACAAACAGCCAGTGTGCGAAGCTGTTGGAGCAGATGCATGAGCTGGAAGAGCGTGATACGGCGAAGAAACCGAAAAAATACGGAGTGACAGACAGCCAAGGTGTATTCTATCCATTGGTTGGAGTTGATGGAGTACCGTATGACTTATGTCCGAATTGTGATAGTAATTTATGTACAACTGGTATGTTTAGAAGAAGCAAAGAAAGAATGAAGTATTGTGAGAAGTGCGGCCAGAGATTAGATTGGAGTGAGTAACATGGAAGAATTAAAGAAATGCCCGTTTTGCGATTCCGACAGAGGATATTATATGCTGGAAAGAGTACATAGAGCTTTATTGTTTAATTTTGACGGTGAACCGATCGGAGGAACAGAAGATATGACAGACTATGCGGGGCGTAGAAAACAATGTATCAACTGTCATAAGATACTCCCCAAAAAAATGTTTGAGGAAGTGATGGAAAAGTAAATTATTATTCCAAATTTCAGAAGAGCATTTGGAAAAATATTTTGAACTGTTGGAGGTGGAGTGATGAAAAAATATGATATTTTAATTGCAAAATTGTATGCGTGCTGTGGAAATCAGGAAGAGTTTCCGCGTGAGCCGATTACCGTTGATACTAATAAAATGAGTGAGTTATTAGAAGGTGTATTTATAGAAGCGGGATTGTTGGAGGTAGAGTGATGAAAATAATGATAACTATATTGCGCAAAAATGGAGAATGCAGAACTTGGACAAATGCAAGTGCGGAAGAACACTTAGTAATGAGTCTTACAGCTTACGCGGAAGGTGTAAAAAGATGTGCGGAATCATGGGGAAAAGAAACGGAAGAAGTGGAAAGAGTGCTGAAAGAAGCGCTGGAAAACGAGAAATAAAGTATGAACGTATTAGAGAAAATCGTGGAAGAAATCGAATCCATGAAAAATGACGCCTACGAAACACTGAAGGAAGAAAAGAAAAGACATGGAGCGAGCAAAACAGCAGAAGAGCTGGAAAGCTATATGTATGGGCTGACTCGCGCAGTAGATATTGTGGAGAAGTATGTGGATAAGGAGAATGTGGAATGAACGTATTAGAAAAGATTTTGGAAGAGATAGGAAATGCATCAATTAAAGTGTCTACTGTAGGATTACCGCATAAATACTTTAAAGCGATCGGAACTAAAAAGATCGAGGAAATCATCCGTTCTCACATGGACGATATTCCAAATTGCGGAGATTGCAGTCGAAGAAAGCAGTATCAGATCGGATATGAAGACGGGAAGAAAGATAAAGACTGGATTTCAGTAGAAGATAGATTGCCAGAAGATGATGATATGAGATTCTATATGTGTATTGTCGAAAATCACGAAGAGGATTTGCCGATGTTCTGCCAGTATGATAGTGAATATGGATTTGGATTTTGGCATGATATTTACGATTCGACAAGTTTAGGATTTGTTGATACGGAGTTTAGTACAAATGATGAATTGGGGTATGAAAAGGTTGTAGCATGGCAGCCACTTCCAGAACCATACAAGGAGGAATAACATGGACATTTTAATCACAATCGCATTTTTGACCCTTTACTACATATTGGGACCGGGAACCGTGATTACTTTAAAGACAGGATTGGAAGAGGATGTAAAACTAGAAGGTGCGGATTACCTGATGGCTGCGGGATTCCCGATACTGCTATTTGTGGTGTTTTTGGATTGGATTGTGCGAAAGATAGTGAGGTAGGAAGATGAAAAAATTTAATTGGAACGAATTTAAAAATAAAGACAATAAGATTGCGGTGTACTGTAAGACTGAGGAGGAAGCGGTAGACTTTTGTAAGCAGATGCACGAACATGGAATGAAGTGGTGTAACGGAGAAAGTTATTTGAAAAATACAAATTATATGCGCAACGAAGGAACGTGTTATTACGGAAGCGGAGAATATTCGACTCGTGATTTTGCGGAAAAGTACAATTATAAAATCTTAGAATGGAGTGATTACATGGACAAAGAATTTACCAAGGCAGATCTGAGAGATGGGATGGTAGTTGAGCAAAGAAATGGTGAAATGTATCTTGTATTGGCCGGGATGGTAGTGAGAAGAGGCGGACGCAATCATATAGGCGGTTATGATGATGACTTGAAATGGGAAGGTTATACAGGAGGAGACATCGTTAAAGTCTATAGGATTACTCCGGAATCACTCGGATGCATAAAAGATGTGTTTATTAAAGGCAACCTCGAACTCATCTGGGAGCGCAAAGAACCAAAGAAAATGACAGTGGAAGAAATGCGACAGAAGTTGGAAGAGCTGACAGGAGAGGAAATTGAGGTAACGGAATGAACAGGGAAACCATGAGACGCAGGAAGGAGAAGAGAAAATGCTAATCGAAGATAAAGTGCAGATAGAAGCAGTGAAGACAAGATCGTATATGATGGGCGAGATAGACGGAAAAGTGATGATTACGCAAGGTAGATATATTGTATTTGTGAAGAAAGAAGATTTCTTGCTCGACATAGATAAGCAGAAGAAATTGCCAAAAGATGGGGTGAAACGTTTTTCCACAGAAAATATTCAGAGCCAAATGAGGGCGGCCAAGTTGTCAAACAGAATGCTTACAACTGGCAAAAGCATTCTGAGAGCAATAAGAGACGAGACAACAGGGGAATACGCTTGGTTTGATAATAAATATTTGAAAATGTTTGACGGATGCACGCCAAATCTTATTAAATACCAAGGAAACTCTGAATACTACGATGCCGTGTTTACACGCTACGGAGAAATAATAGGCATCATACTTCCTGTGAGGGTGAGTGAATGGTGATAATAAGCTAGATGCAGAAAGGAGACAGCGGACATCATGAAGAAAATAGAAGCATACACTATGGCAACGAGAAAGCCCTGTGAGACCGCTTTAAAGCAACAGGAGCATAAAGCCTTTGCCTGTGATTTTAAAAGCCGTGAGAGGACGAATAAGGACGCTGTGGAGTACATAGCAGAGAAATACAACATAAAAGATCCTGTTCCGGGAGGTGATAGAGTTGGACAAGAAAACACTGAAAAAGTATAGACCGAACAAAGATAGACTTATCCGGATTGAGAACCAGATACAAGAACTCAGTGAACGGGAATCGACTGTTGTCATGGGGAAGGTAACGGGATCCAGCGCAGATTTTCCGTACACCGAAGTGAGAACGTCTGTACAAATGTATGACCCTTACGAAGAAGAGAATGTAAGACGGCAGATCAGAAGAAAAGAAGCGGATAGGCTACTGATTCTGAAGGAGCAGAAAGAAGTTGAAGACTACATAAATGGGATTGATGATCCGGAGATTAAAGAGATATTTGAGTTGGCATTTGTGGAAGGTAAGAAGCAGCAAGAGGTTGCAGACATCATTGGATATAGCAGAGGAAGAATTTCACAAATAATTAGCGAATATCTGAAAGATTAACACAATTAACATTTTACTTATGATATAATTATTCTAGAACGATTATATATTGTTCTAAAACAATCTTTCCAAACATTCGGAACACCGCCGGACTTCTCCCCTTTCTTGTCTGGCGGTGTTTTTATGCCGTGGTCAGTTGGGACAAGCGGGTTCGATCCCTGCACACGGCTATTGTGACATATTACTGCATACCGGGAGCAGTAAAGAGTCACATGTGATATCACAAAACGCAGATATCCGCAGATCTGCAAAAGACAACAAATAAAAAATAGATTCGGTAATCTATATTTAGTGTCAGTACCCGAGTGCGGATAGGGTAAAGGATGTCAATAAAAGGCATCCTACGGGTGTATAGCTCAGTTGGTAGAGCGATCGGCTGTTAACCGATGTGTCGCAGGTTCGAATCCTGCTATATCCGTTGTGGACTACTGCAAGGTTATTCCTTGTGTTATATAATCTAGTAAAGTTGCCAAGTTACATATTTCAATTTTGCGGTAGTCCTATAAAATTTTAAAAACCTCTGGAAAAAGTATTGACATACGTATACGTATATGATATTATATACTTGTAAGGAGGTGAGATACAAATGAGCAAGAAGAAACAAAAGAAAAAGTCCAAAATCGATATAAAGACATTAGCGGTCAGTGCGATTCTGGACTTATTCGTTGGAATCCTTTTAATGATTCTCGACAAGCTATTTAATTAGCTAAGAGGGGCGAAAGCCCTTCTTCAAAATAAATATAACATGAAAGCTCATTTGTGTAAAGGATGTTGTGGAAGTTAGGAATATTCTTCATTGCTGTAGGAATAGCAAAGCTGGTTTATTGCCTCGTAAAGAAAGTGAGGGATGAGCGTGCTCGGTAATGAAGAAAAGAAACAGAGACCACAAGATAAGTGGGATGAGAAAGCAGGGTTAGTTCCAAAAACATATAAGATCAACAAGAAGGTAGCAGAAGAGTTTAAGGAAGCCTGCAAGGAATCGGGTGTTGCGATGGGAACACAGCTTACAAAGCTGATGAAGCAGTTTGTAGAAGAAGTAAATAATGGAAAATAGTAGAGAGCATCTGGCGAAAGCCGGGTGCTTTTCTAGTGAGGAAAAGATGAAATTTTATGAGAGTCGAAAATGGAAAAAGAAAAGAGAACACATACTAAGGCGTGACAGCTATCAATGCCAAGAGTCAAAGAGATACGGTAAATACGCAGAAGCTACGGCAGTACACCATATCTATCCATTGGAAGAGTATCCAGAGCTTGCACTGACGGACTGGAATCTCATCAGCATGTCCACTGCGCAACATGATCGGATGCACGACAGGAAGACAGGTAAGGTCACAGCTGCTGGATTGTACTGGCAGAGAAAAAGAAGAAGGGAGTTTGAAGCATGGAAAAAATCAAGATGTATACAGTGAAGTGGAGAGGGAAAGCAAGCGATTGTGAATACGAAGTTATGAATACGTTAGATAAGATAGGGCAAGCGTGCGTAGACGTACATGATGATGACATATTTGCAAGCTACAGCATAGATGTAGATAAAGCATTCCAAACCGAAGAAATAGAAATGAAAATAATCACGATGAATAAAGAAACAGCAAAGAGCATGGTCGAATGGTTCAAAGATAAAGTTGGAATGGAAATGAAAATGGAAGAGATTGAGGTATCCCCCCTCCCTTTGAGGTAGCAGCAGGAGCATAGGAGAATCGGGAGAGAGGACTCTTTCCAATAGCGCGGGATTCTGAAAATAAATTTTCCGACAGATAAGGAGGTGAGAATAGGTGGCAAGATACATACCGCAAAGGCAAACAATCATCGACAGAACAGTTAAATACATGAAAGAGCTCGGAACCTACAAAGTGCAGTACAAACAGGTCATTGAGATCTATGCAGATATGATTTACCAGTACAATGTGCTGAGCAAACAGTTCGAAGAATCTGGATACGAAGTGATTCTGGATACAGAGAAAAGTGGGGGTAAAAAAAGCCCTATTCTCGTGAGTCTTGAAAACCTCCGAAAAGATATTGGGACGTATTCTGACAGACTGATGCTAAATGCAAAAACGTACAATGCGGAGATTGAACAGCCGAAAAAAGAGAAATCTGCATTTGCATTATTACTGGAAAAACAACAGGGGAAGTAAATGGACTTATCCCATATTAACAGTCCGCATTTCGATACGGCTGTTCGCTATGCGGAGGATATCGCGAATAAAAAAATACTGGCGAATGAGGATCGAGTTCTTGCGTGCAGGAGATTTCTAACAGACCTTGAAAGAGATGATCTGGATTTCCGTAGCGATCAATTCGATTTTGTGATCGATTTGATTGAGGAGACTATCCACCATGTACAGGGCGAGGACAAGAATGGAGTCAGCTTCAAGGGCACTCCCATGTTGCTGACCGACTGGCAAAAATTTGTATGTGTGAATCTGTTTGGATTCTTTCGAAAAGGAACAGACATCAGGCGTTTCAACGAAGCGCTTATTTTTTTACCGAGAAAACAGGGGAAAACATCCTTTAGTGCTGCGCTTGCTGATGCAAAGAGTATTTTGGATAGATGTTCCGGCGCAAAGACATACATTGTTGCAAACTCTGTAAAGCAGACAATGGAAAGTTTTGGATTTTTGGTAGATAACGTTGAGACTTTACGAGGAGATGTTGATAAGCTGAGAATCCGAGACAATAACCAAGAGCATTCCATTAGTATTGATTTCGGAGATGGTACCGCAGAAATGTATGCGATTGCCAACCAAGAAGATAAGTTGGACTCTCTGAACTGTAACTGTCTGATTCTGGATGAGTTGCATTCGTGGAAGAGAGCTGGTGCCAAGAAATACATCCTGATGAAGAATGCAATGAAAGCATACAGAAACAAACTTCTGATTGGTATTTCTACTGCAGGTGATATTCCGGATGGGTTTCTCGCAAACAGAATCAAAACACTGCACGATGTATTGAACGGAACAATTACAGATAAGGCATATGATTCATATTTTATTTTTATCTGTAAAGCAGATCAGGATAAAGAGGGAAATGTCCTGAATAGCAAAGGAGAAATCACGACACTGGATGATCCGGAAGTGCTACAGATGTGTACGCCGTCAATTGGAGTTACTGTTACAGTAGATGAGCTGATGGATGATGCAGCGCAGGCAATGAATGAACCACAGCTAAGAGCAGAATATTTGAATAAAACTCTGAATATCTTTACAAATGCTCTGAATGCATACTTTGACATTAACGAGTTCAGATCATCCGATGATGAATACAACTGGACACTGGAAGAATTGGCAAAACTGCCGATTACATGGTATGGCGGAGCCGACTTGTCGAAACTTCACGATCTGACCGCAGGCGCAATTTACGGAACGTACAAAGATGTTGATATCTGTATCACACATGCGTTCTTCCCGAGGGCGGCCGCAATTAAAAAAGCGGATGAAGATGGCATCCCGCTGTTTGGATGGGAAGAGGATGGATGGCTGACGATGAGTAATACAGCTACAGTGCTCCCAGATGATATTGTGAATTGGTTTATCTCTATGAAAAAGATGGGATTCAAAATAAAAATTGTTGGATTCGACAAGAAATTCGGACGAGAGTTTTTCTTAAAAATGAAAAAATCTGGATTTAAGATTCAAGATCAGCCACAGTATTTTTACGTGAAGTCTGAGGGATTCCGGCATATCGAAGTGAAAGTGAAGAATAAGAAATTTTACTATCTACATTCGGATGCTTTTGAGTATTGCGTACAAAATGTAAGGGCAATCGAAAAAGTGGATGACATGATCCAATACGAGAAAGTAGATGGAGACGGTGGAGTAAGACGAATTGACTTATTCGATGCAGGGGTCTTTTCGTGCTGTCAGATGTTGGCTGACATGGCACTTGGAAATGCAGCAAATAAATGGTTAAAGAGAGAATAGGAGATTGAAATGGCGAAGAAAAAGAAGCAGAAAAGCATTAGATCAGAACCACAGAATAAAGTATTTGTGTATCAGGGAGCTACGTTCTCTGATTTTTTATTGCCGTCAGGGTACACAACGCTGGCGCAGAATCCAGAAATTCGGGCAGCGTGTCAGAAGATTGCCGATCTTGTTTCCGGTATGACAATCCACCTAATGGAAAATGGTCCACATGGAGATATCCGAATTAAGAATGAGTTATCACGAAAGATAGATATCAATCCATATTCGCTAATGACAAGAAAAGCATGGGTATACAACATTGTATATTCCATGTTGTTGCCGGGTGACGGGAACGCAGTTGTCCTACCGGTGATGAGAGATGGATACATTGACGAGTTGATCCCATTAAAGCCGTCTATGACAAGTTTTGAAGAGACACAGACGGGATATAAGGTGATTTACGGAAGCGAAGAATATGATCCCAGCGAAGTGCTGCACTTTGCAATCAACCCGAACCCAGAATATCCGTGGAAGGGAACCGGGTACAGGTTGGCTCTGAAAGATATTGCATCGAACTTGAAACAAGCGAATGCGACTAAGAAATCTTTTATGAGCGGTCAATACATGCCAAACGTCATTGTTAAGGTAGATGCAATGTCGGAAGATTTCGCAAATGAAGCCGGAAGAAAGCAAATTAAAGAAAAATATTTGAAAGAATCGAAACCGGGTGAGCCGTGGATCATACCAGCAGAGTTTTTAGAAGTATCAGAGGTAAAACCACTATCCCTTAAGGATATCGCAATCAATGAATCGGTCGAGATTGATAAGAGGACGGTAGCATCCCTGTTGGATGTGCCGCCTTTTTTTCTTGGGGTCGGAAGTTTTAACAAGGATGAATACAACAACTTTGTCCGTACGCGAGTGAAGTCGATTGCGGACGTATTCCAACAGACACTTACGAAAGGTTTGATTCAGAGCCCGCATTGGTACTTTAAATGCAACTCAAAGAGTTTGATGGCTTATGACACCAAAGAGCTTGCAGAAATCGGCATGAACCTATATATCCGAGGAATTTATACAGGAAATGATGTATTGAACTTGATTGGTGACTCTCCGAAAGATGGATTGAATGATCTAATCATCCTTGAAAACTTCATTCCACAGGGGATGATCGGGGAACAGAAAAAGCTAAGAGGAGGTGATGAATAGTGGAAGAACGAAAAAAAGAAAACTTAACCAGATCGTGGAAAGCGGAGTTTGAAACACGAGAAGCGGAGGACGGAAAGAAAACAATTTCCGGATACTTCGCTGTGTTTAATTCCGAAACAGAGTTGTGGCCGGGAGCCTATGAAGAGATTGCACCAGAAGCATTTGCGAACACCATGAGCAACGACATCCGTGCTCTGACAAACCATGATGACACACTTGTGCTTGGACGAACAAAAGTCGGAACTTTACATCTGAGAACCGATACAAGAGGTCTATGGGGCGAAATTGATATCAATGAAAATGATTCAGACGCAATGAACCTGTATGAGAGGGTAAAGCGTGGAGATGTGGATCAGTGCTCGTTTGGTTTTAACATCGTGCGTGAGGAAACGGACTGGAGAGATGATGGCACTGTGAAATGGACAATACAAGAAGTTGATCTGCTCGAAGTGTCTGTATGCACATTCCCGGCTTATGAAGATACGGGCGTACAGGCGAGACACGCACAGGTGGAGCAGTACAGAGAGAAACAAGTGGAGCAGTGGAGAAACAACGCTATTAAAAGACTGAAAGGAGAAAAGTAATGGCTTTAAGACAGTTGATGCTTGCGAAACAGATCGCAGACAAAGAAAAGGAACTGGAAGAAATGCGTGGAAAAGACGCAGATTTTGAAACAAGAGAAAAGGAACTGGAAACATCGATCAGTGAAGCGAACACCGAAGAGGAAAGAGGTGTTGTTGATGGAGAGATCGAGAAGTTCGAGCAGGAGAGAGATGCTCACAACGAAAGAAAAAGTGAATTAGAGACGAAATTATCTGAACTTCGCGAGCAGATGAAGGAGTATGAAAAAACACCGGAAAGAAGGGAGAAGAAAAAAGACATGGGTAGAAGAAATGAAGAAGAAATTGAAGAAATGAGAAGTGCGATTAACTCATTTGTAAAATCAAAAGGGCAGGTGAGAGAAGGGGGCTTTAAAGAAGTAGATGCAGGAATCCTGATCCCGGTAGAAATGCTGGCTGTTCAGAAAAAGCCGGAAGATGTAGTGGATCTGGGAAATTACGTGAAGAATGTAAGCGTAAACAGTTCATCTGGAAAATATCCAGTAATTGCGAAATCTGGAAGTAAAATGTCTACTGTTGAAGAACTGGAACAGAACCCAGAGCTTTCCAAACCAAAAATCTCAAATATCGACTATAGCATCGCAACAAGAAGAGGATATATTCCGATTTCTCAGGAGGCTATTGATGACGCTGACTATGATGTAACAGGTCTGATCCGGGATGAAATCAATGACCAGTCCAGAAATACAAGAAATACAGATATCGCAACTGTATTAAAGAGTGCAACAGCGAAAAGTGTTACAGGGCTGGATGGGTTGAAAGATTTGGTGAACAAAGAAATCAAGAAAGTGTATCCTGTAAAATTCATCATTTCAGCTTCCTTGTATGCCGAGCTGGACAAGTTGAAAGACAAAAACGGAAGATATCTACTGCAAGATTCCATCACTTCCGCAAGTGGGAAAATGCTGTTTGGAAGAGAGGTAGTTGTTCTGGACGACGATATGATCGCAGAAACTGGAGAACTGAAAGGTTTTGTTGGCGATCCAAAATCATTCTGCGCATTTTTTGACCGCAAGCAGGCAAGCGTTGAATGGGTAGACAACCAGATTTACGGAAAACTGCTTGCCGGTATTGTGAGATATGATGTCAAGAAAACAGATACAAATGCCGGATTCTACATTACATACACACCGGGGGAATAATTCCCTCTGACGATGTAGCCTTAGTTGGCAGAGGGAAAGTCGGAAAGGCAAAAGTAGGTAAAACAAAATAAGAGACGGAGGTAATAATAATGGCATATACACCAACTACATGGAATAATGATGACGTTATTACAGCAGAGAAACTGAATAAGTTAGAGCAGGGCGTGAAGAATGAGCAGGTAGGACCAGTAGGACCAGCAGGACCAGCAGGACCGGCGGGAGCAAAAGGAGAACAGGGGATTCAAGGACCTGCAGGCGCAAAAGGAGACAAGGGAGAACCGGGCGCACAGGGACCAGCGGGACCAAGTTACACTCTTCCAGCGGCGAATAAAACAACGCTTGGTGGCGTAAAACAGATGGCTTTGATTGCAGATTTGTCCACAGAAACAGCGACTGACCTGAAAAATAAAATCAATGCGATTCTTGCGGAGATGAAAAAACAGGGGATCATGGCGAATTCATAAGGAGTATGCTTATGAGAGTGATTGTATTGCAACTATTAAAAGACAGACTTGGAATCTCTACAGATAGTAGGGATTCCGTCCTTTATGCGATCATAGATGGTATTCTGGACGAATGCGAAAATGTATGCGGCGTTCGTATTACGGAAGAAAGATATGACCACATCCTGCTTGTGCTGGATTGGGCTACGTGGAAGTACAATCATCCAGAAGATGGAGTGATTCCGAGGAGCATCCGGTTTCGGTTGAACAATCTGATGATTAAGGCGGTGCAGAATGAATCGAACATGGGATGAAAAAGTAGTATTGATATCTTCCAACGGGTATGAAGAGGATGAGATCGGTCAGCAAGTACCGATTGAAACGGAACAGGAGATCTGGTGCTGTAAAGAGCAAGTGTCCAGAAATGAGTTCTACCTTGCTGGACAGAACAACATGGAAATTTCAGGGATTTTAATCGTGCATCCTTATGAATATGAAGGACAGAGGTATATCCGATTCCACGGAAAGAAACTGAAAGTGGTGAAAACGTATCAGATCAGCGCAGAAGAACTGGAATTGACCTGTACGGAAAGGATCGAAAAATGAGCGAAAGCATAAGTGCTGACAAACTCGCAAGAGAAATTATGCGGCAGATGGAAGAATATACAGAGGAAGTAAAGGAAACAACTGCTGATGTCGCGATGAATGTATCGGAGAAAGCTGTGAGAATGCTCAAAGCAGAAAGTCCAAAAAGTAAAAATGGCGGAACTTATGCGAAAAATTGGACAAGAACAACAGGTAGAAGCGGAATCACGGTATACAATAAAGATCCGACATATCGACTGACACATTTGCTGGAAAAAGGACATCAATTAAAGCGTGGCGGTAGGAAGATAGGACAAGTACAGGCGTATCCACATATTGAAGAAGTGGAGCAAAAATGCGTGAAAGAATATGTAGAAGAATTGGGAAGGAGACTGTGAAATGATATTGCCAGAATTAAAAGACAAGTTAAAATCACTCAATCTTCCGATTGCGTATCGTTGTTTTGCAGTCGGTCAAGTACCAGAATTACCGTACATCGTATACTATGTGGACGAGGATATCGGATTTTATGCGGATGACACCGTGTATTACGAGGGATATGCCGTCACGATCGAGGTATACACAGATCAGAAAGACTTGCAGTTAGAGAAAAAAGTAAAGCAACTACTAAATAACAATGAGCTCCAGTATGAGTCGTACGAGAGTTTTTTAGAATCTGAAAATATGTATTTGAAAGCATATGAAATTGAAATATAGGAGGTAAAGAACATGGCAGGAAAAGAAAACAAAGTAGAATTCGGGTTAAGAAACTGTTATTACGCTGTTATTACAGAAGGAGAAGGCGGAAAAATCACATACGGATCGCCCAAGAGATTACCTGGAGCGGTAAGTATCACATTCGACAAGAGCGGTGACCTGATCCGGTTTAAAGCAGATGATATTGATTATTACACCAACGCAAATAATCAGGGATACGAGGGTACACTTACGCTTGCAAGAGTACCGGAAGAATTCCGGACAGAAGTGTTAAAAGAGGAGAAAACAGAAAAAGGTGTGATTCTCGAAAACTCTGACGCACAGGTAGCGAATATCGCACTGATGTTTGAATTTCAGGGAGATGCCAAGGCAACTAGACACCTTTTTTATTACTGCTCTGTAAACAGACCATCTGTCGGAAGTACAACAAAAGACAGTGGAGAACCGAACACAACAGAACTTTCGCTTGTGGCAAGTCCGAGACCGACAGACAACTTAGTTAAAGCATCCACAGCGGCAGGAGTTGACGAAGCAACATATAACTCTTGGTATACAACAGTATATGAAAAATCGGGGGAATAGCACCCCCTGAAGACCTCGCCTTGGTAGGCAGGGGGAAGATTGGAAAGGCAAAAGTAGGTAAAGCGAAATAAAGGGCGGAGTGATCTGCCCAAATAGAAAAAGTGGAGGATGTTATGGAAAAAACAATTTACATTGACGAAAAACAAGTGAAATTAAAATCAACAGCAGCGTTGCCGAAGAGATATAAAGCGCAGTTTGGAAGAGATTATTTTGCAGACCTGATGAAAGTAGCGAAAGTGTTTGGAAAAGGAACGAAAAGGAATTTTGGAATACAGGATATTTCTTTTGCTTCTCTTGACCACATGGACATGGAAGTATTTTACGACATCATCTGGACAATGGCGAAAACAGCAGACAGGACGATTCCTGATCCATTGGAGTGGTTGGATGGATTCGAAGTATTCCCGCTCAATGAAATCATGGGAGAAGTAAAGGATCTGCTTACAGACACCATGCCGACAAGTAAAAAAAAATAAGTGACAAAGATTCATCAAGCGGAGAACCGTTTACGAATGAGTCTTTTTTTTATGTTTGCCGACAGGTTGGATTAACCAGCGAAGACATGGAAGAAATGACGATCGGAGACTGTCTGGACTATGTGCAGGAGTATATCGACAATCAGAAAAAGGATGAAAAGCCCACTGCAAGAAAAGCAACACAGGAAGATTTTGATAACTTTTAAAGGAGTGAGAAAGTGGCAAAGAAGATAAAAGGAATCACAATTAAATTCGGTGCGGATACAACGGCACTCAGCAAAGCTTTGAAATCCGCGGAAGATACATCAAAAAGTCTTGGTAGCGAATTAAGCTCTGTAAATAAATTATTAAAATTTGACCCGAAGAATACGCAGTTGCTTGCACAGAAACAGGAGTTATTAAGTAAACAGGTCGAAAATACCAAGGAAAAGCTGGAAGCCTTAAAGCAGGCACAGGGAGAAGTAGAAAAGAAGTTCAAATCTGGTGACATTGGAGCAGAAGAATACCGAGAATTTCAGAGGGAAATTGCGAAGACGGAACAGGATTTAAAATCTTACACCACGCAGATTAGTCGAATGGAGACTGAGCAGAAATCCCTAAAAGAAAGCACGAAGCAGTTGCAGACGCTGTTTGAAGCAACCGGAAAGTCCCTAGATGATTTTCAGGACATCCTCGGAACGAGGCTGACGAATGCCATAAAAAATGGAACGGCGAACAGTGACGATCTGACAGTAGCGCTTAACAAGATAGGCAGGTCAGTACTCGGTGCTGATTCTGATATCGGAAAACTAAAAACTGCACTGAACCAGATTGATGAATCTGGAATCGATCAAGTGAGACTTGCAATCGACAAGCTCAAAACAAGTTCAGATGATGCCACAGATGCTATTGAGGGAGTTGAAGATGCGGTAACATCTGGGAATTTATTGGAAGCAGCCGATCAGCTTTCTGGCGTTGGAGATAAATTCTTTGAAATCGGAGAAAAAGCAGTTGAAAGTTTCCAGAATATTGAAGATGCAACTGCGAAAGTAAACGCAAGGTTTGATGAAACCGGAAAAGTTGCAGAAAACAGTGCAGATTTGATTAAGAGAGTTTACGAACATGGACTCGGAGATTCCATGGATGCAGTTGCGGAAGCTGTTATCATCGTGAAAGACAACTTAAAAGGCTTAGATGATGTGACGCTCGAAAAGATTACGGAACAAGCTATTGTCTTGGAAGAAACCTATGGAATTGACATGACAGAGAGTCTACGAGGTGTCAACGGGCTAATGAAGCATTTCGGGATGAAAGCGGAAGATGCAATGGATATGCTTGTTGCTGGGACTCAGGATGGACTCGACAAGACGAATGAGTTAGGAGATAACCTGTCTGAGTATTCTGGAAAATTTGCGGAAGCGGGATATTCTGCACAGGAATATTTCCAGCTATTACAGAACGGTCTTGAAGGCGGAGCGTATAATCTTGACAAGGTAAATGATTCAATCAACGAAGTGACAACGAGACTTTCTGATGGAACGATTTCAGACACGTTCTGGAATTTGAATGAGGAAACAGGGCAATTAGAGGAAGGCACAGGAAAGTGGAGTCAGTCTGTGAAAGATGCTTTTTCGCAATGGCAGCAAGGAGGAGCTACACAGAAACAGGTCATAGACGAAATTGTGAAAGATATTCAGGGCACTGAAAATCAACAGGATAAGCTGAATAAGTCGGCTATTGCATTCGGAACAATGGCAGAAGACGGTGGTACAAAGGTTATTGAGTCTCTTACATCTGTTGGCGATGCATATACAGATGTAAGCGGAAAAGCACAGGAATTACAGGATAACACGACTACATCTGCGCAGGAGATGGAAGCAGCTATGCGAAAGGTTTCTGATGCATTCGCTCCGATTGGAGAGGATATCGCGGAAATGCTGACACCAGTGTTTGAAATATTCGCAGATTTGATGGAGCAGTTCGAAAAATTGCCGGAACCGGTTCGTAATTTCATCGAGGTATTTGCTGGATTGTCTGCGATTGCATTAGCGATTGCCCCTATTATTGCAATTATAAAGATGCTTGGAGGTATATTGTTGCCAATCGTCGGAACAGCACTAAAAGTTGTTGGTGCGATATCTGCTATAGCAATGGTCTTAAGTGTGTTTGGAGATGACATTAAAAGTTTTATAGATACTGTAATAGGTGCAGTGAGCGAATTTGCAGAGAATGTATATAACACCTATATCGGACCTGCGTTGGAGGCTATTAAAGACGCGTTTCAAGATGCGCTTTCCGCAATTACCGGATTTTGGAATGAATATGGAGCGCAAATCATGGAAGCTGTTCAAAATCTATTCGCATTCATTTCTCCGTTTATCAATACGGCGCTTGGAGTGATTAAAGGTCTTTTTGATGGAGTATTTGGAACTATCGTTGACATTATCAAAGTGGCATTCGAATTGATTAAAGGCGTGTTTTCTTCTGCATTCCAAACGATAAAAGGAATTATAAAAACATTTGCCGGAATCTTTACAGGAGACATCGAAACGCTATGCAGCGGAATAAATGACATTTTCGAGGGGATGTTTAACGGTTTAAAAGCTGGATTCAAAGCCTTAGGAGATTCGCTTGGTGCGATTTTAAAAGGGATTGCAAATACCATTGTTGGAGTTATTGGCGGAGCAGTTAATGGAGTAATCGGAGGAGTAAACTGGATTTTGGATGCAGTTGGTTCGGACATGCGATTCGATAAATGGAATTATCCGAAATTCGCATCCGGAACAGACGGACTACAAAGAGATACGATTGGTGTCGTAAATGACCAGAAAGGCTCTACATATAAAGAAATGATTATACCTCCGGACGGAAAACCGTTCATCCCAGAAGGACGTGATGTGGTATTGCCGATGAAAAAAGGAACAAAGATAATGCCGGCGAACCAGACAAAGAGTTTTCTGGAAGAACTTCCGCACTTTGCAAGTGGAATCGGCGACTTTTTTGGCGGGATCTGGGATACAGTTAAAGACTTTACCGGAAGTGTGTGGGACTATATCACTCACCCGAGCAAAATCGTGCAGATTGCAATCGATAAATTTACAGATTTGTCTGGAGCGTTTGAACCTTGGATTTCCGTTGCGAAAGGAGCGGTGAATACGGTGTTTGACAGCGTGGTCGGATTTGTAAATGGAATTTTTGATACGCAATCGAACGTTAATTACAATCCGAGTGCCGGTGTGGAGCAGTGGAGAACGCTTGCAATAAGAGCACTGCAGATGACAGGGCAGTATTCAGAAGCAAATTTACAGAGATTGTTGTACCAGATGCAGACAGAATCCGGTGGAAATCCGAATGCGATCAACAACTGGGATATCAACGCGATTAATGGAACGCCATCTAAGGGACTCATGCAGGTCATTGACCCAACATTTAGAGCCTATGCGATGGCTGGATATGACAAAAATATATACGATCCACTATCTAATATGCTTGCATCCATCCGGTACGCAGTGTCTACGTATGGAAGCCTTGCGGCTGCTTATCGTGGAGTTGGGTACGAGGATGGTATTGGAGATATCAATTTGTCCGATCTATTACCGAGTCTGCCGATGTTGGACGTGAAATGGTTTAAAGATGGTGGAATCCTTACGAAACCAGCATTATTCCAGATGCCGTCTGGAGGAATCGGTGGTGCTGCGGAAAGAGAAGCAGAAGCAATCACGCCGCTGAGATCGTTAAAAGGCTATATTAAGGAATCAATCTTGGAGATTATGGGCGAAAAGGATATTAATCTAAATATCAATCTGACAACGACGCTGGACGGAAGAGTTGTCGCACAGCAGACGTTTGGATATGCAAGACCGATGATAAAAAAGATGGATGATTTCGAGAAACTATTAGGAGGTGAGAGAGTTGGGCTTGCTTAAAGCAACATATGGAGGCGTGGAGATTCCGGTTAAGATTACAAGGCTTGACCGGAATTTAACGCCGTCTATAACAAACAACACGAGAAGTATCGAAAACATAAATGCTGGAGAATTTCTGTATTCCACATACTCTCCAAAGCAGATCGTGATGGAGTTTCAGATTGCGAACTCTACAGCAAGGGAATTAAGCGAGTTCCGCCGGAGGATGGCAGAGATTCTGCACAGTGATGAACCGAAAAGATTGATATTTTCTGACGAGCCGACTATTTATTATGACGCGATTGTAGATGGAGAGCCGGTACTGGAAGAGGATGACATGTACAGTAGCGGATCAATCACATGGCTCATTCCGGATGGGGTAGCGTACTCAACCGCAGAATTTACCTTTGACGGAGTACAAAAAGACGGCTACCAGACAATCACCATCCAAAACAACGGTACCGAGTGGGCGGATGTGGACTACGAGATCGCACATCAGCACGAAAACGGCTTTATCGGACTGGTAAGCCAGTATGGAGTGATCCAGCTAGGCAAGCAAGAAGAGGCGGACGGAGAGAATTACGAAGCATCTGAAGAACTGTTTAACGGTTACAGTCTGTTTCAAGACGATCATGGGACCTCTTATCAGAATCCGGAAAACACCACACAGGGAACACTTGAAGTCAAGAATGTTGCTGGATACAATGTGATGGCATTAAAAGGTGGACAAGCAACATCCGGATACTGGAACGGTGGAATGAAAACCCTTACTATCCCGGTGGACAGCGAGGGCAGACGTGGAGCGAAGAACTTTTACTGTTACACCCAGCACTGGTTCGAAACCGGCTTGATGGGGCAGACAGGAGCGCAGACAATCGCTTTTTTGACCGGAGATAACAAAGTGATCTGTGCCATGTCTATTAACAAGAGTGATTCCACGGGAAATACGGCACGTATCGAGTGGTTTGCCCCCGGGAACACCTTAATCAGACGAGAAGAATTCCAGCCGACAGCCTACGAGGGCAATCCGTTTAACCTAAAAATGGGATGCCATAATGACTTTTTAAAAGAGGGAGAAAAGCTGCGGATTTTCTGGTATGGAAGCTATATGGAGAGAAACATACCGGAAATAAAGGATATGGAATGCGAAAAAATCCAGATCTGGATCGGGCAGTGGGGAGACCGAAATCTATCAAACCAGTACGTCACACACAACTATTTAAAAAGCATCCGATTCCGGAAAGACAATGTCGATAAGTATAAGGATGTGCCGAACCGGTATCGTGCCGGAGATGTGGTGTCTATAGACGGAGAGAGTACAAAGGTCTATGTAAACGGGATGCCGGCAAAAGGAGATGAGATTAATGGATCCAATTATCCAAAAGTTCCACCGGGGACAACGGAAGTCCAGTTCTGCTATTCTTCCTTTTCATCTCCACCGCCGCATATTAAAGCAAAAATACGGGAGGTATATTTGTAATGGATAACATCAGAATTGCGATTTTAAGCGCAAATAACACGCCAGTAGCGTTTATGGATAATGCACATAAAAAGTCCATGCACTACTGGAATGATGATCTACACGAATACTTACAGGGTACGGCGAATACTTACACTTTTACGGTAAATGCAAAGCATCCAGACGCACAGCATATCAAAGCTGGGAATAAGGTGGCATTTACTTACAAGGGGAAATCATACTACTTAAACATTGTAAATACCGATAAAACGGAACAGACGATTACTGCTACGGCATGGTCACTGTCGTTTGAGCTTATTAACGAGGATGCTGGAGAATACAAAGCTGGAAAAGCCATGAGTTTTGAAGAGTACCTCGCCGTCTTTGATGCTGAGAGAACGCTTAAATTGGGACTCAATGAGGTGTCGGACAAACGGATCACCAACGAATGGACAGGTACAACGTCCGTATTAAAGAGATTATTCTCCCTGGCTAATGTCTTTTCTGCGGAGATCGAATTTGAGACAGTACTGAACAGAGACTACTCTTTAAAAGAGATTGTCCTAAATGTATATCGGAAACACTCCGATACAGACAGCGGAGTCGGAGAATACCGGAATGACATTGTACTGCGGTACGGGAAAGGAATTACCGGAATTCGAAAAACCACAGATGCCGAGAAGCTTTACACCTGCATCCAGCCGACCGGAAAGGACGGTCTGACAATCAATGGTCTTGACAAGAAAGAATACGATGAAAACGGCAATATCGAGTACTTTACAGACGGCGCAATCATCCGGGCACCACAGGCAAGGGACCGGTTCCCATCCAATATCGTAAATAAGGCTGATGCTTATATCCTGATGCGAAAAGAGTACGATACAGACAGCAAGGACAAGCTCTATAGCATGGCTCTGTCTGATCTTAAAACAGCATCCGAACCAGTAGTGACCTACGAGGTTGATGGATATTTTGACACCAACATCGGGGACACCGTGAGGATGCAGGATCAGGAGTGGACACCAGTGCTTTATCTACAGGCGAGAGTGTCCGAACAGGTGCGCAGTCTTACAAATCCAAAGACAGCAAAGACGGTATTTACAAACTACAAAGAGCTGACATCGGAAATATCAGACAGCTTATTACAGAGGATGCAAGACCTTATTAATAAAAATAAGGTTTATACTTGCTCTATCTCAACAAACAACGGCATTATCTTTAAAAATGGCATCGGTAGCACTACTCTGACAGCTTACGCTTACGATAACGGCGTGGATGTGGCAGACAAGCTACAATTCCGATGGAGCAAGGATGGACATGAGTTTTATGTTGGTAAGAGCGTTACGGTAAATGCTACTGACGTGGATACAAAGGCGGTGTACTCATTTGAGGCTCTAGAAAATGGGATAAAACGTGGGTATTACGAGGTCACAATCACGGATGTAATGGATGGAGAGGATGGAAAAGACGGGGAACAGGGTCCGCAAGGTGAGAAAGGAGAGCAAGGCGAACAGGGACCTCCGGGTCCACAAGGCGCTCCGGGATTGGATGGTATACAGGGTCCAAAAGGGGATCAGGGAATCCCGGGAAAAGATGGGAAGGACGGAAAAACACAGTACACCCACATTGCTTATGCAAACAGCGCAGATGGGTCTAAAGATTTTTCTGTATCCGACAGTAATCGGGAATATATCGGAATGTATGTCGATTTTATTCCGAACGACAGCACAGACCCAACAAAATACGCATGGAGCAAGATCAAAGGCGCAAACGGGGAAAACGGAACACCCGGAAAGCCGGGAGCGGATGGAAAGACCCCGTATCTACATATCGCCTACGCAAACAGTGCAGATGGCAAGACGGGATTTTCCACCACGGATGGTACAAATAAGCTCTATATCGGGCAGTACACGGATTATACACAGGCAGATAGTACAGATGCTACGAAGTATACATGGACAAAAATAAAAGGCGAACAGGGGGAACGTGGTCCTCAGGGAGTCCCGGGTTTGCAGGGAATACAAGGTCCTAAAGGTGAACAGGGAATACAGGGACCTCAAGGAAATACAGGTGCTACTGGACCGCAGGGACCAGCCGGACAGTCCACCTATTTTCATATTAAGTATTCCTCAGTTGCGAATCCTACATCAAGTAGCCAGATGACGGAAACGCCGTCTACATACATTGGTACTTACGTAGATTTTACGCAAGCAGATAGCGAAGATCCAAAGAAATATGCCTGGTCACGCTTCCAGGGAGTGCAAGGACCACAGGGAACGCAGGGGATTCCGGGGACAAATGGCGCAAACGGCAAGACAAGCTATCTTCACATTAAATATTCTAATGATGGAGGAAAAACGTTTACCGGAAACAGCGGAGAAGATGTGGGAACGTATATCGGTACTTGTGTGGATTACAATCAGTCCGATCCTGCAAGTGTTGGATCTTATAAGTGGGCGAAGATTAAAGGAGAACAAGGTGCGACAGGACCACAAGGGCCTGCGGGGTCATCTGGAAGAGGGATAAAAACTATTACGGAATATTATTTGATTTCTTCCACAAAAACAGGAATTACAACGGAGTTAAGCGGTTGGAGTACATCAATTCCTACGATGACAGCAACAAATAAATACTTGTGGAACTATGAAAAATTTACGTTTACAGATAATACAACAGCGACCACTACACCAAAAATAATCGGGATATACGGAGACAAAGGAACAACAGGAGCTACCGGTCCACAAGGACCTCAAGGGAATGCAGGTGCAACAGGTCCCCAGGGGCCACAAGGAGCGACTGGCCCGAAAGGACCGCAGGGGGCAACTGGTGCAACGGGACCGCAAGGAGCAACTGGAAACGGAATAAAGTCTATCACGAATTATTATCTTGCAACGGCAAGCGGAAGTGGTGTGTCGGCGTCCACATCAGGATGGACTACAACTGTACAAGCAATAACGGCGTCAAAAAAATATCTGTGGAATTA